CTGAAGGACTACCAAGCAAGCCCACTCAAGGGAAAGAAGCTGCCCCCGAAGTACTTTGGGCAGAATGGTGAGACATGGACGGGTCGGGGTGCGAAACCGAAATGGATGAGAAATGCAAGCCAAACCAACACGTGATGTGATCATCGTCCTACAGGACGCGGAACGAGATGACGTAACCGCAATGGGGATCGTCGTTGCAGCCAGTCAAGGCATGAAGCCCAGCCAAGAGCAACTAGGCCGATACGGTACAGTGATGGCAGTAGGCCCCGAGGTGGATCAAGAGCAGCTCAAGGTGGGCGACAGGATCTGTTACGGAGAGTTCGACTATCCCGAGTACAAGGAAGATGGGATTAGATACAAGGTGCTTCAGGACAAGGATGTTGTGGGTGTGATCGATGAATGACGCATTCTGGCAACCCAAGTGGGCAGAGCAAGCCTTGGGCAACAAGGTGAAGTTCCCTAGCTTTGGCACGAATGCGCCTGCACCAGTTGAGCTGCTGAGCGAGCCGGCGCCTGATACGCAAGTGGCACTCCAAGCAGTAGAGACGACCCGCAAGAAGCCCGGACCCAAGCCGGGCAGCAAGCGCAAGGTGAAAGAATGAACATGCATGACCCTGACTTCATGACCGCGCACGTGACCATCACCTACAAGATCTGTCTTCCGCGCATCAAGGACCGACAGAAGCATGCTTGCCAGATTGCGGAGGCGTGCTATAGCAACATGCTTCGTGAGGTTCATTTCCCTAGCATCGCCAACATCAAGGCAAAGGTCTTGACGGATGATGACTTCGTGGCTGAGTGCTCGGAGCGGAAAGACTATTAAACTGTATACTTGGTATACAATAAACTAACGGTATCTAACATGTCTCGCCCCAAGGGAACACCAAACAAGGCAACGCAGGCCGCTAGAGAGGCCATAGCTGCGTTTGTTGATGGCAACGCACATAGGCTAGAGGGTTGGCTGAAGACCATCGCTGAGGGCGATCCTGCGAATGATGTGAAGCCGAACCCTGCGAAGGCGTTTGAGTTGTTTCAGAGCGTGGTCGAGTACCACGTGCCCAAGCTAGCTCGCACTGAGGTGACTGGCGATGGCGGCGGCCCGGTCAAGGTATCGCTGATTCCGGGTGATGGAGGCATTCTGTGACGCTACCTATAGCGTGTCAGTGACAGAAAACACGGGTTTAGACCATGGCTGACACTACCGGTAGTGTTTTCAGCCTCACTCCTAAGCAATCGGAGGGGATGCGGCTCCTAGCTGGGCTGCAGACGCACACCCTCCTCGTTGGTGGCTCCCGCTCCGGCAAGACATTCCTAGCCGTCAGAGCTATCTGTGCTCGGGCTATCGCAGCCCCAGGCTCAAGGCATGCCATCCTGCGATTCCGCTTCAATGCAGCGAAGCAGTCCATTGCGATGGACACTTTCCCCAAGGTAATGAAGCTGTGCTTCCCTGGCGTTCCGTTCAAGTGGAACGATCAGATGGGCTTTTTTGAAGTCGCCAATGGCTCGCAGGTCTGGATTGGCGGGCTGGACGACAAGGAGCGCACAGAGAAGATCCTAGGTCTTGAGTTCTGCACGATCTACTTGAACGAGTGCAGCCAGATCCCGTGGGCGAGCGTTGAGCTGGTTCGAACCCGTTTGGCTCAGGTGGTGCAGATCAAGGTGGACGGTATCGAGCCAAGAGCCATCCGGCTCATGATGCTCTACGACTGCAACCCGCCGAACAAGGGGCACTGGACCTATCTCTACTTCATCCAGAAGAAGGATCCAAACACCAAGGAGTTGCGTCCGCACGATGAGGACACGGCATGGATGAGGCTGAACCCGGACGACAACAAAGACAACCTGCCGCCCGAGTACATCGACAAGACCCTTGGCGGTATGTCTGCCAAGCAACAGAAACGTTTCAGGTATGGAGAATTCGCAGATGCGACACCAAACGCCCTCTTCACAGATGAAGTACTCGACAGATGGAGACATCTCGGTGGCGGTCTTCCAGACTTCCAACGAGTTGTCGTTGCTGTTGACCCATCAGGATCCGGAGACGTTGATAACGCGGACAACGATGCGATTGGTATCGTCGTTGCCGCTCTCGGAGTGGACGGAAACGGATATGTTATCGAAGACTGCACTGTCAAAGCTGGCCCTGCAACTTGGGGAAATATCGCGACTGGTGCATTTGATCGCCACGCAGCCGACGTAGTAGTGGGCGAGATCAACTATGGTGGCGCCATGGTTCAGCAGGTCATCCAAACTGCCCGCCCGCGCACCCCATTCAAGCAGGTAACCGCGAGCCGCGGCAAGGCAGTGCGAGCGGAGCCATTCAGCTCCCTATACGAGAATGGCAAGATCCGGCATGTGGGTTACTTTGCCGAGCTGGAGGAAGAACTTACCGCTTTCTCGACTGCCGGATATACTGGCGCATCGTCGCCAAACAGGGCTGACGCACTGATTTGGGCTCTTGCTGAACTATTCCCGGGGATTGTGAAGCCACGCCGGGAGCCAGAGAAGAAAGGGCCGCCGCCTGTGGTTTCCCAAAGTGGATGGATGGGGTAATGGACGAAAACAAAGAGTTGGACCTGCTGCGCTCATTCTTCCAAGCCTGGGAGTTCATGCATTCCATTCGTCATGAGGCAGGCCCGCAGAACCTGCAGCGCATGCGCATGGAGTTAGCAGCTCAGAAGCTGGTGGATGCTGCCAATGAAGTGCAGGCATTCAAGCAGGGTGACCCGCTGTGACTGATTCAACCAACGTCGATGCCAAAGACCCGCGTATCGATGCGGCGATCAAGTTCATGCGCCGGGTCAGTGAGAATGACTCGGTCAATCGTGCTCAGGCCGAGTACTGGCGCAAGTTCAGGTATGGCGAGCAATGGCCGGCCGAGATTCAGAACAGCCGCCAGCTTGAGCAGCGGCCCTGCCTGACGATCAACAAGGTCGATCCGTACTGCCAGCAGGTCGAGAACCAGCAGCGCCAGCAACGCCCGCGCATCAAGGTCGACCCCACGGGTGGTGGCGCGACCAAGAAGAACGCCGATATCATCAAGGGCATGATCCGCCATATCGAGGCCGCCAAGGGTGGTGCCGATATGGGCTACGACACGGGCTTCTCTTGCGCCATCACCGAGGGGCTTGGTTACTGGCGCGTGATGTCGGACTACTGCCGTGACGACAGCTTTGAGCAAGAACTGTTCATCTCGCCCATCGATGATCCGGGATCGGTTTACTTCGATGACCATTCGATCATGCCGGATGGGTCGGACAACGAAGAAACGCTCATCGTCACGGACATGGCGAAGGCTGCGTTCAAGACCGCATACCCTGGCAAGGACGATGGTGCGAGTTGGATACCTGCTGACATGGGTGGCTTCACCAATGCTGATTGGGTGACGCGCGACACCATTCGGGTGGCCGAATACTTCACGATCAAGAAGGAATCTCAGGCGCTCTACAAGCTCTCGGATGGCACATCAGTGTGGGAGGATGAGATGCCACCCGCAGAACTGCTTGAGCGTGCCGGAGTCAGCGTTGTCGATAAACGCCCGGCATTCCGTCGCACCGTGAAGTGGTGCAAGATGACGGCCATCGAGATCCTTGATGAGCGAGACCTGCCGGGGCGATGGATCCCGGTCTTCCCGTGCTACGGCAAGGTGACGGTGATCGATGGCAAGCGCCGTCGCTCGGGGCTGGTAAAGAATGCTGTTGATCCGCAGCGGATGTCCAACTTCTGGAAGACGGCGATGACAGAGTCTGTCGCGCTGGCTCCGAAGGCCAAATGGGTGATGGCCGAAGGACAGGACGAAGACCACGAAAACGAGTGGGCAAACGCCAATATCTCAGCCAAGCCGGTGCTTCGGTACAAGCAAACCGACGTTGGTGGGCAGCTTGCTCCTCCTCCAGAGCGCCAACAGCCAGAACCGCCGCCGCAAGGTGCTATGGCGATGGCTCAAGCCGTAGACCAAGACCTTAGCGCAGTGCTTGGCATCGTCGATCCTGCCATGCGTATTGGTGGGAATGTCTCCGGCAAGGCGCTGAATGCCGAGCGCCAGCAGAGCGACCAAAGCACCTTCCACTTCTATGACAATATGACTCGCTCGATTGCGTTCACTGGGCGCTATCTGCTGGATGTTATGCCGTATTACTACAATGAACCGGGCCGAGTGGTGCGGATCATTGGGGATGATGGGAAATCGAAGACCGATACCATCAACCAGCCGAGTCCGGAAGATCCTCAACAGGTCTTGAATGATGTGACGGTCGGTCAATATGACGTGGTGATGGACACTGGCCCTGGCTATAACACCAAGCGCCAAGAGGCTGTCACGAACATGATGCCGCTCTTCGAGAAGAATGAAGAGCTGATGAAGATGGCCGGCGATGTGATGTTCCGCAACATGGACTTCCCTGGCGCTGAGACAATTGCAGACCGTCTTGCAGCTGCAAACCCCCTGTCGCAGATTGACGACAAGTCCGATATCCCGCCTGCGGTTCAGATGCAGATGAAGGGCATGCAGCAGAAGCTTCAAGAGGCTATGCAGCATATCCAGATGCTGGAAGGAACTCTGAAGTCTCGCGCTGATGTTGAGGCGATGAAGCAGGCTGCAGAGACTCATCGCGTCACCATCAAGACCGGAAGTGCCGAGAAGATCGAAGACGCTGAAAATCAGGCCTGGATGCGCGATGTGGACATCAAGTCGCAGACTGCACTGGGCGTCGCCGAGATCAATCAGGCCGGCGCACTGCTCAAGACAAAGGTAGACAACGCCCACGACATGACCAAGCTCGACAAGGTCGCGGACGAGCAAGAGAAAGAAATCGAGCGTTAACCGCACCGGTCGGTCACCGGGTATATCCAAGGAATCACCTTGTCTGTTCAAACCGTAACCAGCGAAACACTTGCCGATTTCAATGCGACCCGTTTGGGTTTGGGTGTCACTCCTCCTGAGGCTGAAAAGAAGCCTGAAGAAACCAAGCTTGAGGATGTCGTGCCAGACGATGATATCGTCGACGACAAGACGCCCGAGAGGCCTGCGGAAGAGAAGCCGAAGAAGGGAAAGCTCGCCGAGCGCTTCTCAGAGCTGACTGGCAAGGTAAAGCAAGCCGACGAACGTGCCCAAGCTGCAGAGCGCCGCGCAGAAGAGGCTGAGCGCAAGGCCAAGGAGCTGGAATCAAAGGCCAATCCGAAGCCAGTTGAGAAGGTTGACGACGATGTCGGCCCTGAGCCGAAGGCCATCGATTACACAGACGCATTCGAATACGCCAAGGATCTGGCGAAGTGGTCCACCGACAAAGCCTTGAAAGATCGGGATGTCAAGGACGCAGAGAAGGCCAAGGAGCAGGAGCGCGAGAAGGTCCACAAGGCATGGGCTACACGAGTCGAGGCAACGAAGCAGGAATTCCCGGACTATGACGCCATGTTGGCCTCTTCTGAGCTGGGCGTGAGCGATCCGGTCAAGGATGCACTGATTGAAAGCGAGATTGGGCCGCGGATTCTGTATGAATTCGCCTCGAATCCCGAGATTGTTGAGAAACTGAACAAGATGAAGATCCTTGATCAGCTTAAGGAGATCGGGAAGCTTGAGATTCGGCTTGCCAAGGAAGAGAAGCAGGAAGAGAGCAAGCCTGAGCCGGTTCGTGAGGTGAAAAAGGCTCCGGCCCCAATTGTTCCAGCTCGTGGCACCAAGACCGCAGACAATCCGGTGAATGATTCAGGCGAGTTCAAGGGTACATACTCGGAATGGAAGGCTCTGCGGATGCGCGGCAAGTGAGTAGGTTGCAATCAAGCTAGTTTTCGTGTATTCTGCGCCGCAGATAGGGTAATAGCCGCACCTATCCGGCGCAGAACAAGCTAGAACGCCGACCGAAGCGTCATTTCGGGACAATCCACGTATCTCCGTGTTGAAGAGACTGTCTTAGGACTTTCATCAACATTTGCATGGAGCAAAAAGCGTGGCAAATAACCTGCTTACTATCAGCAAGATCACCAACGAAGCGTTGATGGTCTTGGAAAACGAGCTGACCTTCACGTCTCAGGTCAGCCGCGATTACAACGACCAATTCGCGGTCACTGGCGCCAAGATCGGCAACACCGTCAACGTCCGCCGCCCGGGTCGATTCATCGGCACCACGGGTCCGGCGCTGAACGTTGAAGACTTCAACGAAACCAGCGTTCCGGTTGTCCTGACGACCCAGTTCCACGTGGACACTCAGTTCACCACGCAGGATCTGGCGCTGTCGATGGATATGTTCTCGGATCGCGTCCTGAAGCCCTGTATCGCAGCGATTGCGAACAAGATCGACCGCG